GCTTACGATCCTGTCCGCCAACGCGCCGACCGACATCGAATTCTTCGCCGAGTTCAGCAACAACGGGGGCGCAGACTGGGCCCACCACGCCCAGGGCCTGTTCGCCTCCCTGGTCTACAGCGACCTCGCGGTGGCCACCACGGTGCGTCAGACCTTCACCGGCCTCGTCGTGGGGGACATGTTCCGGCTCCGGGTCGTCGCGACCGGCACGGACGGCACCGACACGTTCACGTTCAGTGCCCTAGTCCGCTTCTGGAGGTAGGGGCCCGTGACCCTACAGACCGACGACGCCATCCAGCGGTCCATCCAGGTTCAACCGCGGGTCAACGAGGGCGACCCCGGCGGTGGGGTCATGGATTCGCTCGTCATCGGCCTGGCCACCGCGGCTGATGAAATGGTTCCGTGGGGGCGGACCCCGGCCCTGAGGGACCGTCAACTCCGCGACTTCTGGCCGACGGAGCCCATCCTGGCGTCCGCCGTGTACTCCCTGGCCATCCGCAACGCCGCCTTCTCCTGGAGCCTAGAGGGGCCGGAACTCACGGTCGAGGCCGTCCAGGACATGCTGGTCCAGGCCGACTTGGGGGCCGGCTGGCAATCGTTCACGTCGAAGCTATCCGTCGACGTGATGACCCAGGACAACGGCGGCTTTATCGAAACCATCCGGGAACGGGACGCACCCGATGCGCCCGTCCTGGGAATCGCCCACCTGGATTCGTCCCGGTGTACCCGCACGGGCAATGCCGAGATACCGGTGATCTACCAGGACCTGCGGGGCGCCTACCATCAACTGAAACGCCACCAGGTCGTCACGGTGGCCGAGTTACCGTCCCCGGTCGAGTCGATGCGCGGTATGCAGCTATGCGCCGTGTCGCGCGTCCTGAGGGCGGCGCAGTATCTCCGGGACATCGGCGTGTATCAGCGCGAGAAGGTCGGGGGCAACAACCCGAACGCCATCCACCTGGTGTCGGGCGTGCCATCGCAGCAGATCACCGACTCGATGCAAACCCACAAGGACAACCAGGCCGCCAAGGGGATGCAACGATTCATCATCCCGCTCGTCCTGGGGTCCATCGACCCGTCCGCGACCGTGAGCGTCGCCACCATCGACCTGAAAACGCTACCGGATGGGTTCGACCTGGACGACTCCATGCGGTGGTACATCAACCAACTCGCGCTCGGGTTCGGGGTCGACTACCAGGATTTCGCCCCCCTGCCGGGTCGCGGCATCGGCTCATCCACCGAGGCCCTCGTCCTCCACATGAAGTCGCGGGGCAAGGGGCCGGGCTTCTGGATGAAGATGCTGGAGTACACGTTCAACTTCCACGGCCTCATCCCGCAGAACGTTACGTTCAGCTACGACGAGCAGGACGTGGAGGCCGACCTGGAGGAGGCCGAGCTAAAGAAGATTCAGGCCGACACCATCGAGGCCCTGATCATGTCCGGCACCCTGGACCCACAGGCGGGGCGCCAACTGCTGCTCGACTCGGGCTCGATCTCCGAGGAGACGTTCGACCGGTTGTCGGAGAGCGGCGATGCCACGCCGGCCGTGACGGTCCAGGATGTAGAGCCGGCCGAGAACAAGTCCATAAGCCCCGCCGCGCTGATGAAGGAATCGCACCGCGCGCGGCGTCGACGGATGCGCCAGCGACCGCGCAAGCGGAGCAAGGCAGAGGAGCAGCCGACCGACGAACGGGCCGACTTCGCCGAGGTCGAGCGGCTCGCCTTGGAGGACGAGATCGTCGTCGCAATGGATGGCGTCCTGGCCCGGGCATCGGCGCGCGCCCGTGCGATCATGGGGCTCGCGGACGTTGAGGCGGCAAAACGCGCGTGGTTTACCGCGGCCATCCTGCGCCGCAAACAGACGCCGGACGATATCATCGGCGACGAGATCTTCTGGCGTGCCTTCCGCGACGACGCGGTGGACACCATGGCGCCATTCGCCCGCCAGGGTGTGTTGGAGGCCGTCGAGGCCAACATCGCCATCGGGGTCGGCGTGGACATGCAGCTAGTGAACCAACAGGTATTGGAGTTCACCGCGGCGTACACCGACGAATGGTGGGCGCTCCTGGAGGGCAGCAGCCAGGCGCAACTACGGACCGCCATCTCGTCGTGGCAGCAGGGCGGCCTTGGGACCCGCGGCTTCCCCGACCTGGTCAAGGCCATCGAGTCGACATTCGGACGCAACCGGGCCCGCCGCATCGCGGTTACGGAGGCGACGAAGATCTTCGACGCCGGAAACAAGATCGCCCACGAGGCCGGCGGCATCAACGAGGAGGAATGGCAGACATCCCGCGATGACCGCGTGGATGGCATCTGCTCGCGCCTGGATGAAGAGCGGTTCCCGATCAACGCGGGCCCGCGGCCCGTCACGGGCACGCACATCGGCTGCCGGTGCGCGCGCCTCCCCGTCGGGCCCGGTGGGGAGACGCTTGGTAGATGAATATATACGGCTACGGTCAGCCGGTATGCAAGGGCTTCGAGCTTAACACCTTCGCCGTAGGAGAGGCGTAGCTAATGGCACTTGGCGATGTCTTGAAGTCGTTTGCCTCGCCGGGTGATAACCCTTTCGGCCTGGCCTGGGATGGGCGCACCCTCTGGCACTGCGACCGTAATGCTGCTGTGATTTACCAACTTGACCCCGACGATGGTACGGTCTTGAAGTCGTTTGCCTCGCCGGGTGATGCCCCTCGTGGCCTGGTCTGGGATGGGCGCACTCTCTGGCACTGCGACAGTGTCGCCGTTCTGATCTACCAGCTCAGCCCCGACGGTACGGTCCTGAAGTCCTTTCCCTCGCCTGGCATCGGGCCTTTCGGCATGGCCTGGGATGGCCGCACCCTCTGGCATAACGACCTTAACACTGGCCTGACCTATCAACTCAGTGCCGACGGTACGATCTTGAAGTCCTTTGTTTCCCCGAGTATCACCGCTTTCGGCATGGCCTGGGATGGACGCACCTTCTGGGTTGCTGACGATCAAATCAATGTGATCCACCAACTCGGCCCCGACGGCACGATCTTGCAGTCCTTCCCCTCGCCGGGCATCGGGCCTCGCGCCCTGACCTGGGATGGACGCACCCTCTGGCACTGCGACAGAATCGCCGACCTGATCTATCAGCTTGCAGTCAACTAGAAGACGCACGGGCTATGGTCGCCATCCGCATCCGCCTCATCCGCCCACGCCGCGCCGTCAAGGACACCGCCGGTCTGGTGGGCCCGGCGTGTAGGACCTGAACATTGGCCGCTACCCCCGAGGAACGGACGCTGTGGTGCGCGCGATGCCAGGCGCACGCCCCCATCTCGGAATGGGAATACCGGCCCAAATGGCACGGGTGGCAGCATATGTTGAGGCTCGAGGTAGTGGTGCGGTCCGGCGACCTATCCGTGAGGCCATGTGGATGGGTGGTCAGGATACCTACGAAGGTCTAGGCTAATGGTCGACATACGGGTCCGTCCTATCCGCCCGCGCGATGCGATCAAGGACGTTGATGCCTTCGTGGCCAACCTGACCACCGACGTTAGGACGGTGATCGCCGACGGCCAGCGGTGGGTGGCCGTCTACCCGCCCCAAACCCTCACCAAGACCGGCTACGTCCGCACCGGGACGTTGAAGCGGTCGTGGTCCCATCGACTGTCCCGCCCAACCGGCGCCATCGTCGGCGTAGTTGGCTCGAACGCCAACATCGCCCCGTATAATCGGCCCGTCCAGGGGGACCCGCAGGTCAAGATATTCCAGACCGCGGGATGGCGTGGGGTTGACGGCCTGAGACAACGCATGCAAAATGACATCGACCGGCGGGTGCGGGCCACGGTCCGGAAGTTTGCGCGATAGTCTCCAACGATGCAGATTCACCCAGGGGGACACGGATTGGTTAACTCCCACCGCGACGACTGCTGTACACACCCGCCGGCGATGATCCGTGAGGGATAGCGATGCCATTCAGTGGCCCGTCCGACCCCGACCTGCCCTCGAACGTCGAGGGCCTTTCACTGGCCAAGCGGCGCCAATGGGTGGGCGCGTGGAACGGGCGCTTCCGGGACTGCCGCGCGGACGGCGGCACCACCGAGACGTGCGAGAGTAGCGCGTTCGCCGTTGCCAATGCGGCCATCAAGGAGGTTGCCGTGGTCAAGGATACGGTCAAGAACATGGGCGACATGCCCGACTTCTACGACTACATGAGCCGCCAGATCGACCAGAAGGCGGCCGAGTATTCGCCCACCGGGGGCACTACCGAGAAGGCTTGCTCGAACTGCCAATGGTTCATTTCCCCCGCGGCGTGCGCCATCGTCGAGAACTACCCCGACCCCATCGCGCCAAACGGTATCTCGAACCTATGGCGCGAGCGCGTCGACCGGTTCGCCAACCCGGACCCGTTGGAGGTCGTGATCGTGGGCGAGCGCAAGGCGTCGAAGACCGAGGATGGCCATACGTATGCCGCGGCGGACTTCGCGGTGGTGCCCGACGAGGCCAAGCCGGACGGCTGGAAGCTACGCCTCACCGACGCCGATGGCGCCGTCCCCGTTGATCGGGTCGCCATGGCGATCAGGGCGATTCAACCAGGCGGGATGAGGGGCAACCGAGTCACGCTGTCGTCCGGGGATAAGGCCCAGGCCGTCGACCGCATCGCGGCGGCCATCGAGCGGGCCGACACGACCACGGAGCAAGCCACGGCCCTGACCACGGCCCTCGACACCACGAAGGGCCGGACCGATTGGTTCGAGCTCATCGTCACGGCGCCCAATACGTTGAAGGATGCGGTCGTGGGGGCCCTCCACGCCCTCGTTCCGCACCGTAACGGCGAGGCGCCCGTCGAGGACAAGGTCGCGGCGCCGGCCATCTACGACAGCGAGCTAACGTTCTTCAAGGAAGCCAATGGGTCCCTGCGCTTCATCGCCCTAATGTCGAACCGTTGGCGGGATCGCGACAAGGAGATCATCCCCGCGGCGGCCCACGAGGAGTTCGTCAATGCCCTCGACGAGGCGGGCTACCGAAACGCCGAGGGGGGGCCCGCGATGGAGGCGTGGCTGTGGCACACGCCCGGGACCAAGTGGGGCGAGGTGGATTGGGCCGCATACGTGAACGGCTTCATGGTCGTGAGTGGCACCGTCGATAAGGGATACGACGACGTGGCCGTTAGGCTCGCCGCGGACAAGTCGATTGGCGTCTCGCACGGATTCCGATATTTGACGGATGCCAACGACGGAAGTATCATCACGCAGTATAGGGCGTTCGAGTTGTCGCCCCTGCCGCGTGCGGTTGCATCAAACCCTTGGACGGACCTGGCCGTCATCCAGGAGGAGGTCAAGGCAATGGGCTTCGACAATCGCATCCCCGAGGAGAAGCGGGCGTTCCTGGCCGCGAAGCTAGGCGAGGAGCGGGTGGCTGACCTCGAATCCGACACCGCCAAACAACAGGCGGCGCTCCTGGGCGCCGGTATCGACTACAAGGCCGCGGACGCCGACCCGCCCGCGGACCCCGCGCCACCGGCCGACGGTGCCCCCGCGGTCAACCCCGTTGCGGCCCTCGCGGAGGCGACGGTCAAGGCCGTGACGGACTCCCCGGCCTTCGCCAACATAGCCGCGTCGATCAAGGCGGTCGGCGATGCACAGGCCGCTTTCGACACCCGGTTGAAGATCCTGGAATTGTCCGAGGACGAGAAACTGAGCGCACTTCTGCGGTCCCGCACCGCCGACGTGGGCGCCGCACGGGCAAGCCAGTCCGACGGCAACATCATCGAGGAGGGGGAGGCTAAGAAGCACGGCGCCCCCGAAAACGGCTTCATCGCCCAGGTGACCGAGGACCTGGTCGCCACCATGGGCATGAAGTCTCAATAGCCAGGGATGCTATAATCGCCGCATGACGCTGGCTCAACCACACAGGACGGAGGCCCTACGCGATGACGAGCGCAACTGACAACATGGCCGCGAAGGTGGCGCAACAGCTAGCCGGCATCCTGGCCAAGGCCGGGGCGGCTCCCTCGTGGGACGCCGGCAAGGACCTGGCCACGCTCGGGTTCAAGCACACCACGCCGACGGGCACGCCGACGACCAACTATATGTCCGGCCCGGGGGGCATCTTCGGCGTCTCCGGCCTCGAACGCGATGTCATCTCGACCCGGGTCCAGCCTCGTGGCCTAATCGGGATGTTGCCCGCGACGCCGAGCATGCGGACGGACCCGTTGTTCCCGTACCTCACGGGGTTCCAGGCCGACACGGGCACCGACCCCGATGGGGTGTGCGACGACTGCCAAACCGCGGGCCTGGGCAAGTCGTGTCTCCAAACCGCCGCGTTCGGCCGCTACTGCTTTATGACCAAGGAGTTGGAGCTAAACCGCATCGGTCAACAGACCGACCGCGGCGAACTCCTCGACCTCCGCATGCTCAACGAGCCCTTGCTCGAACAGGCTGGCGGGGTCATCCAGCAGAACCTACCGGGCGGGTTCAGCCTCCAACGTGAGGTCCAGAACGCGATGCAATCGGTGGGCATCAGCTTCCAGAACAAACTCATCCAGCAGTTGTACATCGGCAACCCCGCCAACAACACGGCGGGCGGCGGGTACAAGGAGTTCCCTGGGCTGGACATCCTGATTGGGACGGGCAAGGTCGACGCGATCACGGGGATTAACTGCCCCTCTCTGGACTCGGACCTCAAGGATTTCAACTACGCCCTGGTTGACGATCTCGCGGCCAACGCGGACATCGTTGAGGTGGTCACGTACCTGTTCCGGTTCCTCCGGCACAACGCGGACCGCATGAACCTCAACCCCGCCACGTGGGTGATCGCCATGCGTCAGGAGTTGTTCTACGAGTTGACCGCGGTGTGGCCATGCGCTTACATCTCGTGGCGGTGCCAGTTCCGCGCCGCCGATACCCAGGCGCGGGCCAACGTCGACGCGGCCGAGCAGATTCGCATGCGTGACAGCATGCGGAATGGCAACTACCTCCTCATCGACGGCACCCAAGTGCCGGTGGTGCTGGATGACGGCATCAATGAGGAAACCGACGCCGACAACGCCAACATCGGCGCGGGCGAGTTCGCCTCGGATATGTATTTCATCCCCATGTCGGTGGTGGGCGGCTACGCGGCCACCTACATGGAATACCTGGACTACACCCAGGGCGCTATCCTGGCCGTTCAGGACGGGCGCCTGGGGGCGTTCTACTGGTCGGATGGCGGCCGCTACCTGTGGCACACCAAGCCGCCCCTCAACTGGTGTGTGCAGTGGTTGGCGAAGATCGAGCCGCGGGTCATCCTGCGAACGCCGCAATTGGCCGGGCGTATCCAGAACATCCGCTATGCGCCGTTACAGCACACCAGGGACCCGTTCCCGGCTGACCCGTACTTCGTGGACGGTGGCGAAACGTCCCGCGCCGGCCCGTCGCACTTTAGCGACTGGAACCTGCCGGCGTAGCGAACCCCGAACCCGCAATTGGCGCTGGTCGGTCGCGACGCACCGCGGAACCAGCGCCAGGGGGGGCAGGGTAGGCCCTGCAAGCTGAGGGCGTGCCTGGCGCTCGCGCCCTGCCCCCGGAGCTGGTAAATCACCAGGTGCGGCTACGGCCAGGAGGTAGTCGGTGCGTATCTTCGTGACCGGCGGCGCGGGCTTCTTGGGACGGGCCCTTCTCCGTGATGCCCGCACCCGTCACCCCGATTGGCGTTTCACCATCTATTCGCGCGACGAGGGCAAGCACGCCCCGGTCCGCGCCGAGTTCCCCGAACACGATTACGTCCTCGGCGACGTGCGCGATCTTGACCGTCTCTCCACCGCCATCACCGGCCATGACGTAGTCATCCACGCCGCAGCGTTCAAGTACGTACCCCAGGCGGAAACCCAGGTGGGCCAGGCCGTGGCGGCCAACATCACGGGGAGCGAGAACGTCGCCACCGCGGCCATGCGGGCCCGCGTCGAGCGCGTGATCGGCATATCCACGGACAAGGCGTGCCGCGCCATCAACGTGTACGGGCTCACCAAGCGGGTCATGGAGCGGCTATTCCAGGAGGCGGACGCGGTGGGCGCCACCCACTTCACCACCGTGCGGTATGGCAATGTGATCGGCTCGACTGGGTCGGTAATACCCTTCTTCCTCCGGCAGGCCAAGGAGGGGCGCATCACGTTGACAAACCCCGACATGACGCGCTTCTGGTTATCGGTGGGGCGGGCCGTCGAGCTAATCAGACGGGCCATGCGTGGGACCGGAGACGGGGGCACTGGCACTATCATCGTGCCGCGGCTCGCCGCGACTGATATGGTGACGGTGGCCAGGGCGTGCGCGCTCGTCGCCGGGGTGGCGCAGCCCAAGTTTGAAACCATCGGGCATCGACACGGGGAGAAGGTCCACGAGGACCTACTCGCGCCCGAGGAGGTAGCGTACGCGGACTGGGATTCCATGGACCGCATCATGCACCTTTATTCGCCTACCGCGGGTACGACGGACGAGGCGACGCGCCCGCCGGGTCTCTACACATCCGCCACACCGGACCACTGGATAGGGGTCGACGATATGGCCAAGATGATCAGGGAGGGGATGGGGACATGAACCGTTACGAAGGCATCGTCGAGGTCCAGGCGCTTTCACCGGGGAAAGTCAATAAATGGCTGGCAGGGGGCTACCAGCTCTTGTCGATCGAGGTCATCAACAACAGCGGGCGGCACCCGGTCGAGTCGTCAGGCCCCAACGCGGGTGCCTACTTCGTCAGACGGACGATACGATACGTTGTGGGGCGGACCGCCGACGTGGTGGAGATACCCTGGGAGCGATTCGATGAGGCGTCGAAGGATGAGGTCAAGGCTGAGACATGACCACGTACCTAGTGACCGGGCAGTATCGTCAGGACATCCATGCGATTGGTCGACACTGAGTCGGACGCAGACGCAGTACGGAAAGCCAACACGCTATTCCTCAAGTGGCTGGAGACCATGTCCGACGATGTTGAAGGCGTATCCTTCGGACCGGAGGAAGCGACCCTCGATGATGATGTGCTAGTCACGCAACCTCGGGACCCAACGCCGGATGATCGAACCTATTGGACAGAGCCTGTGGAGCTGTCGATATACGACATCGTCGACAAGGTGACGCCATGACCATCGTGGTGACCGGCGCGGGCGGCATGCTAGGCAGGGCCGTGTGGTGAAGGCGGCCCAGCAAGACAACTAAGGAACGATATGCTGACCTTCTATAACAACAAGGCACTTCGTCACCCCGAACGGCTTCGCTCCTACGCTCAGGGGGAGCCGATCGTTCCCCTCACGCTGGACATCGACTTGACGGATGCGTGCAACAACTTGTGCCCCGGATGCGCTGGCGGTAGGGGAACCGCGAACGCCATGCTGGAGACAGACATGGTCAAGAAGCTCCTCGAGGAGGCTGCCGGTCTAGGGGTGCGATCAGTCGTCTTCACGGGCGGGGGTGAGCCAACCCTGCATCCCGACTTGGCCGATCTGATCTGCGTCGCATCGGCCCATGACCTTGCGACGGGACTGGTTACGAACGCCATGATGTTCGATAACCGTCCGGCGTTGGTCGCGGCGGTCATGGAACATTGCACATGGGTGCGCTGCTCACTCGACGCCAGCGACGCCGCAATGTATGAGCTCACCCATGGGATGGATGGATTCCAGCGCGCCGTTGATGGGATTAGGGCCCTCGTCGAAGGGCGCACGGCTCGGGGCGCGAAGAGCCCCACCCTGGGAGTAGCCTACCTGACGGGCCCCGTCACTATTGATGGGCTCGCAGATGCGTGCCGGACTGTCCGAGACTTTGGGGTGGACTATCTGTATTTTCGGCCCTTCCTTGGTGACCGAACCCCGGTCGACATAGACGCACTGCGGCGGGTCTTCAACACGGATACGTTCGAGGTCATGGGCGCCCTGGCCTATAGCCGCTTCCACGAGCGTGAACGGCCCTATACGACGTGTGGGTTCGGGTGGTGGGTCAGTGTGGTCAAGGCTAACGGGCAGGTCACCTGGTGCTGCCATACTCGTCAGCAACCGGAGGCCCATCTCGGTGATCTGCACTCGGACTCGCTGGCAACAATTCTGGCGCGGCGGCCAGACAATGTGGTCAACTGGGCCCGGTGCCCGATGTTCTGCCGCGGGGATCACCTCAACCGCTTCCTGGAGGACATGCAAAAGCCCCTTATGCACGAGGACTTCCTATGATCACCGTCGTCATCCCGGTCGGCCCGGATCCCATCTACCGCAAGTACCTCCAGGACGCCATCGACAGCGTCCGGGCGCAGACCCTGCCACCCTCGGAACTTCTCCTCATTGACGACCAGGCCCACTTGCCCGAGCCCCACGGCAAGTATGCGACCCAGCAGGGGCGGCTGATCGACAGGACGATCTGGCGGACGCCGTGGCTCTCCGGCGTCGCGCACAGCTTCAACTTCGGGGTCGCGCTGGCCCAGAACGATCTGGTCTTCATGCTGGGCTCGGACGACCGCCTGGAGCCTCACTGCCTGGAGGACTGCCTGGCCGCCTACGAGGCCAGCGGGAAACGGCCCGGCTACTACTGGGTCGACGTGCAGTACAGCGACGGTGAGCAGCAGGCCCTGGCATGTAACGCCGCGATGGTTCACAAGGCGATGTGGCGTTCGTCGGGTGGGTTCCCGGTCGAATCCGCGGTGGGGCAGGGTGACACCGTGCTGGTCTCCATCCTGTTGACTCATCCCGACGCGGGCGCTATGTTCCACGTGGAATCGAAGACGCCGCCCTACTGGTACCGGCGGCACGCCGAGACGTATTCGCGGACCCGCGCCTCCAAGTTCGGGGGCGTCCACGGGCCCATCAGGGACAAGGTGATGGAGCTATGGAAGAAACCCATATGGACGAACGGCCTCTCGGACTGATCGGCGGCCACCAGGGCATGGCGGTCGAGCGCCACTGGGACGGCCTCCGCTACACCATCAGGAAGGCGCCCCTGCACGAGAAGGACACCCAGCACGCAGACCGGGCCGGTGAAGATCTCTTCGACCTCAATCTAGCGGCCCTACACAACGAGGCGGCCATGCTGGACGCCATGGCGGATAGCGGCTACACGCCGGACCTGACCGACATCGATGAGGGCGTGCTGTGGCAGACCGACGTGGGCGTGATGGAGAGCCCGCGGGACATGGAGGCGTGGCGCCGCAACTGCGTCCGCATGCTGGCCACTATCCGGTCGCGGGGGCTCAGGCACGGCGACCTCCGGGGGACCAACGTGATAACCCGCGACGACTGGCCATGGGTGATCGACTGGCAGGATGCGAACATAATTGGCGATGTGCTGTTGCAGAGGCAACCCTGGTCCGACTCGCACTTGCTCATGCAGCACATCGAGGGGACGCTGGGCCCGGATGGCTTCTGCGACACGCCCCGAGTGGCGCGGCGGTGGCGGGCTGTCCTCTGGGCGTTGGGGGCGGCCGGCAACTGTACGCTGCCCCTCCGGGGCAAGACATTCCTCGACCTTGGGTGCTTTCAGGGCGACTTCGTTGCACTAGCGGCCGCCGAGGGGATGAACGCGGTGGGCATCGACCGCGGCGGATTCCGCACCGGCGAGGATAGCATCGCGATTGGCCAGATGGCATGGGCCGACTTTCCCTTTGGGCAGATCACGCTGGCGAACCTGGACATTGACGAGTGCTCGTACGAGTCTGATGTGGCGGTGATGTTCTCGACCTGGTCGTACGTCGTCAAGGACCACGGCCTAGCGCGAGCTGAGGAGGTCCTAGCCAAAGTGATCGCGGAGGCTGGCGTTCTCTTCTTTGAGAACCAGCTCTACGGCGACGGGCCTGGTCCTGAGTTCCTGAAGACCGACGAGGACATACGGACGATGCTCCACAGGCTGGGAGGTTCAACAGTCAAGGCGCTCGCCACCTTCCCAGTCACCGGCCGGCCTGGCAGCCGGACTGTCTGGGAGGTCCAACGGTGACGCGCGAGCTGGCTCCACTGAAGGCCCTCAAAGGTGTGCCCAACGATTCGGGCTTCTACCACGGCCGGATCATCCAGTGGGCGAAAGATGTCGACCACCGGCGGGTATTGTTCGCCGGCGAGACCAAGGCAACTGGAGCCATGGTCGGTGAAGAGATCGGTGCCTCGTTGGTCTCGACTGTCGCCCTCACGGACGCCGACCACGTATGGGACTTCAACGAGGAAGCTCCGTGCTCCCTCCAGCAGGAGCAATCCGACCTGGTCATCACTCAGGCGATCCTGGAGCACATCCTCAATCCGTACAGTTTCATGGAGAACCTGGCAGCCTTGATCGTTCCAGGCGGCCACCTAATCACCCACACGGTGATGCCAGGCTTCCCGCTTCATCGCTTCCCCATCGATACCCTCCGCTATCTGCCCGACTGGTTCGAGGCCATCGCTCAACCGTTCGACCTCGAAGTCGTGGATAGCGTCACCGAGGGGGCGCACCTATTCTTCCTGTATAGGAGACGATCATGCCCAACCCAGTGATCGAGGCGGCGTATGGGCTGGCCAACTCGCGTCAGATGTGCTGCCGCGCGGACCTGGACCTGCTCATTGAGGTGCTCCGCGAACTGGATAATCATCCACGCGTCGTCCAGCTCGGTGCTGGCTCGGGCACGATGGCCCTGGCGATCTTCGGTGCTCGTGATGACGTGGGCCTCTGGTCGATCGACAACGACCAACAGGCCCTCAACTGGGAACTTCAGGCCCTGAAAAATGCCGAGGTTGACCTCCAGTTCGATAGCGGGAATCCTCGCTACGTCCAGATCAACGACGACTCAGCCCTGGCTGGCCGACACTGGCAACGACGTATGTCCCAAAACTCTCTGGTCATCATCGACGCGGACCACAGCTTCGACAGCGTAGTCACGGACGTGTACGCTTGGCGCGACCATTGCGGCCTCATGTTCATCCACGACTACGACGGCACGACGGCGCCACAGCGGTATCCCGGCGTCCGGCAGGCGTGCGACGCGATGTGGGGCGAGACGCCACCGCTCTACCGGGCTGGCTGGTCCGCAGTATTCAGGAGCCACGCGGATGGAGCGTAGTGAGATGGGCGATATGCACAATCACCTTTGCTGGTATTGCTGGGAAGTCAAACGGTGCACCCTCTCTGGCTGTAAAGATGCGCCCAGCGACTATAAGTGTGATACATGTGGCGAGGAGCGACCTCAACAGCCGCCTATCGCCACCTCTCGTGCGTCACGGATCATCCTAGGCTTCAGACAAATCGGCAAGAACGGCAACAAGACACCATGACCGACTGGCCACCCGTCATCGCCACGATCTTCACCTACCGGCGCCTCGAACTGGCGTTGGAGACGATCAAGTCGGTCCGTGAACGGGTCGACTACCCCAACATCGGGTTTCACATCGCCGACGACGGCAGCGGGCCCGAGTACGTGAAGCGGCTACTCGATGAGATCGGCCCATCGTACTCGGTTGAACACACCGACGCCCGCCAGGAGGGGGTGGGGCGTTCGATGAATCTCGGAATCAAGGGCGCGTTGGGCCGCGCCGACTACTGGCTACACCTCGAGGACGATTGGATCCTGCCCGACACGCTGGACCTGCGCCCATGCGTTCAGGTAATGGCCGAGGACGAGACGGTCGGGATGGTACGCCTGGGGCGCCTGTCGGCCGGTTTGGAGGCCATATCGTGTGCCGGGGCGGGTAAGCTATGGTGGCGGCTCAAAAAGGGCTCAGACACCTACGTGTTCAGCGGCAACGCGGCCCTGAGGCACCGACGCTTCTACGACGCCTACGGGGACTACAAGGTCGGGCTCCAGCCGGGGCAGACCGAGCTGTGGTACTGTGGCCGGTTCAACGCCAAGGAGGGGCCGGACATCCTGTGGCCCGCGTGGCTGACGTACGACACGACGTTTCAACACATCGGCGACCACCAGTCGTTCAAATGGTGGATGGAGAACAGCGCCATGACGGGCGCCCAGGTGGCGGACAAGTTCGAGGCCGACCGGGCCGCGGCGAGCTAGGCGATGTCCCTGATGAGCGCATGAATGAACAGGTCAACGTGATGCAGCACCACGGTGTCGCCGTTCCCGTCGGCGGTGAACCTGAGGTCGACTATGTCCGCAGCGACCAGTCGGATCAGGCCGCTGATACCGACGAAGCCCTGGTCCATACCGCCCCCAATTTGGCGGTTGAACTCCAACTTCTGCTGGCGGACCCCGTTGAGGAAGATTGCCCCCTGTTTGAGGCTGTTGGCACTGCCCGACAGGGACATGCCAGCATGGACCTCGTAGAGGCCGCCCCCGGCCGCGCCGACGACCAACTGATCATTGGCCGCATCGACCTCGACGATATCGGAGGGGCCGCCCTCGCCTGCGACCGACGTGGTCCACTGGACGAAGTTGCCCGCGACGGGGATGTTGATAGTGGTTCCGGGGGCCTCATTGATCTCGAACAGTTCCCCCACAGCGTCGGACATGGCGCACCTCCACGGGGAGTGTAGCATGGTGGGCCACGAGGAAAGCGTCTCATCTCCCGTGGTTGAGGAAATAGCATGAGCCGAGAGCCTTTGCGAAAATGGGCGCGGAAGCGGCGGGAAGCAGCGAGGCTTAGAAGTGTGGAAGGCTACGCCTACAGCCTTGCCATGATGGCCACTACTCCGTATAGACGTGGTAGTCATTCCCCACTGAATAAGGAACAGGAGATGCACATAAGCCGGTGGCATTACGAGTGTGTCGAACAGCACGGAGGCGCGGGTATCTTCACGGCGCCTGAAATCGTGAGGGCATACGAAGAGGCGCTGCGAGTCTGGTACGGCGAGGAGATAGCGTGAAAAAGAAACGGTATGAGAGACAAAGATGAAACGCCCGCTCATAGCCGACCTCTTCTGCGGTGCTGGTGGCGCCGCGATGGGCCTGCACCGCGCGGGCTTCGACGTCGTGGGCTTCGACATCGTGAAGCAGCCCCGGTATCCATTTGCCTTCGTGCGCCAGGACGCGCTGACCGTGAACCTGAGCGGCTTCGACGCGGTGTGGGCGAGCCCGCCGTGCCAATTTTACAGCCGGTTGCGGTATCTTCCCTGGCTGAAGGACAAGGTTTATTGGCGGTCCATCCCACCCACGAGGGACGTGGTGGTCGCATCCGGCCTGCCCTACATCATTGAGAACGTGGACGACGCCAAGTGGGACATGCTCGCGCCGGTCGTCCTGTGTGGGTATGCCCTTGGTCTGTCCATTTATCGGCATCGAGCCTTCGAATCGCCGTTGCTGATGCTGGCGCCAGGCCACCGCAAGCATAACTGGATTATCTCGGCGGGCCGTGCTTCATTATCAAAGCGTCGCCATGGCCTCAATGGCTGGGGTGGTGTGGCAGGCCATCACGGTGGTGTGGGCCGGCATCGGGCGCAGATGGGCATCGACTGGATGACCGCGCACGAGCTCGCGCAGGCCGTCCCGCCGGCCTACAGCGAGTTCTTGGGGCGCCAACTGCTGAGAGGCTTGGAGGCAGCATGAAGGTCTACATCGAGCCGGTGTTCGAGGGCCAGGACCAGGGCGAGGGCGGCATCCGCCGCGTGGTCGAAGCACAGCGCATATGGCTGCCCAAGATGGGCGTCGAGGTGGTCGACACATTGAGCGCCGCGGACCTAATCGCCACCCATGCCGCGGTGGCCACCAAGACGGTGCCGGTTGAGGTCCCCTGGGTGGTCCACACCCATGGCCTCTATTGGGCCGAATATGACTGGTCCAAGTGGTCCCACAATCTAAACCGCCTAGTCATCGACGCGATGCGCCAGGCCGATCATGTGACCGCGCCATCGGAGTGGGTGGCGCAGGCGTTGCGGCGTGGGATGTGGCTCAACCCCACGGTCCTCTATCACGGCATCGATGAGTCAGAGTGGCTACCGGGGACCAATGGTGGCTACGTGCTGTGGAACAAGAATCGCGTCGACCCGATCTGTGACCCCGGGCCGGTGATGAACCTGGCGCGGCAAAACCCCGATCTCCATTTCGTCACCACCCTGGGCGTCGAGGGTGTCTCCAACTTGGAACTAACCGGCGTACTGCCCTACGGGGTGGCGCGCGAATGGGTAAGGGATGCGGCCGTGTACCTATGCACGACCCGCGAGACGTTCGGCATCGGCACCATCGAGGCGATGGCGGCCGGCGTCCCCATCGTGGGCTGGAATTGGGGCGGCCAGCGCGAGATCGTCGAACACGGCGTTAGTGGCTGGTTGGCCCCGGTGGGCGACCTTGACGGCCTCGCCGAGGGTATCCGGTGGGCGTTGGAAAACCGCGAGGCCGTGGGTGCGGCGGCACGGGCGAAGGCCCTGGCCGAGTTCACGTGGGAGCGCGCGATGGCCCGATATGTGGACCTCTACATGGGTGTATGGGAGGCGAAGGCGGAAGCCTACCATGCCCGCAAGGTGTCGGTGATCGTGCCGTGCTACAACCTGGCCCGCCACCTTCCGGACACGATCAGGAGCCTACAGGCCCAATCGGAGCCGGATTGGGAGGCCGTGATCGTCGACGATGCCAGCACCGATGATACGGCCACCGTGGCGGCCGCGTTGGCCGAGGAGGAACCCCGGGTCCGCGTGGTGACGAACCCCGAGAACCTCTACCTCGCCGGCGCGCTCAACGCGGGCATCGCGGCCAGCCGGGGCCGCTACATCATCCCGGTCGACGCTGACAACATGATCGACCCCGACACGCTGTCACGCCTTTCGGCCGCGCTGGATGCCGACCGGACCTTTGACATCGCGTACGGGGCGGCGCGGTTCGTCCTAGAGGATGGGGTGACACCCGACTCGACCGTGGGCCGGGGGGGCGTCTCGGGATGGCCCCAGGACTTCGCCTTTGTGAGCCAGTTACAGGGCCGCAACCAAATCCCCTCCACGTCGATGTATCGTCGGCGCGTGTGGCACCGCACGGGCGGTTATCGCAAGCGGTGGCGTACGTCGGAGGATGCGGACTTCTGGACCCGCGCGACCTCCCTGGGGTTCGATGCGCGAAAGGTGTCCTCGCGCCCCACCCTGGTTTACCGCCAACGCGAGGGCTCCATGAGCCGGGCCCACCCGCGCCCCGACTACCCCGCCTGGTATCCGTGGAGCCGGCGTAAGGCGTTGACGCCCTTCGGGGTTGCCGCGGGGACGCCCGTGGATGTCAACGGTGGCCTGTGTTGGAACGTCCCGTCCGCGGAGCCCGCGAAGGTCGGTGTCGTGATACCGGTCGGTCCGGGTCATGCGGACTTGTTGATCGACGCACTGGATTCGGTCGAGGCGCAGTCCTATCGGGCGTGGCAGGCCATCGTGGTTAACGACACCGGCGAGCCGCTCCATGTCCCGCACCCATGGGCGACCGTGGTGCATCGCGGCGGGTTGGCGGACCGGCTCGGGCCGGGCAAGGCCCGCAATGTCGGCATCGGCCTGCTCGACCCCACGGTGGAGTGGTTCCTCCCGCTGGACGCGGATGACTACCTCCAGGCCGATGCGCTAGAGGTGATGGTGGGGGCCGCGGCGGTGGGCGGGGTGATCTATTCGCAGTGGGTCGATGACTTCGGGGACAAGACACTGATCTATGACCCGCCCGAATATGACGCCAACCTTCTGCTCACTAACGGCATGATACACGCGGTCACGGCGCTCTATCCCGTCGCGGCGTGGCGCTCCGTCGGCGGATTCGACGAGGAGCTCAACCATTGGGAGGATTGGGACTTCCATCTCCGGCTCGCCCGCGCCGGCATTTGTGGCTCGAAAATCCCCGCGCCGCTCTGGACCTACCGCAAGAACGCCGGCTTCCGTCGGGAGGAGAACATGGCGGCGTTCGCACAGGGCAAAGAGGCTATACTGGACCGATGGCGCCCATACTGGGAGGGAGGAGAAAAACTCATGGCTTGTCGAGGATGCCCCGGTGGGGGCGGTCAACGATTCCCAAAGGCGCCCTCAGTTGGGGGAGGCGGCACCGCCGCCGCCAGCCAGGGCCGCGCACCGGACGGTTACCAGACGGTCCAATTCAACGGACTCTCCGAGGGGACCCGCGAGTACAAAGGCCAGTCGACCGGGACCCGCTACCGCTTCGGCAACAACAAGAGCCACCGCCGCAAGTTCGTCTATGAGGCGGACGTGCCGGGGCTGCTCACCTTCTACGAGGGCTCAACCCCGTTATTCACCGCGATTGACGAAAACGCACTCGCGGCGGGTTCCTCACCGGCGCCCCAACTGACCGCACCGGGGGCGCCCACACCGGCCCCGACCCCGGTCGTTGAGCCGACGCCGGCACCGACCGCGGCGGTGACCGCACCGGCCCCGGACCCCGAGCCGTCCATTCGCCCGAATCCGACGGTCAAGGAACTCCGCGACAAGATCGCTAAGGGCATGCCGTCGGAGGAGTTGGCCATCATGCTCGCCAAAGAGAGGGCCGGGGCCAACCGGCCCACTGCGGTGACCGTGATCGAGGCGGCGTTGAGGAAGGCCCAGGCGCCGCCGTAGTGCCCACCTATTCGTGCGTCCTGTTCAACCGCGACGGCACCGGTGGGGCGGTCATCCACAGCACGAAGCCGATCACGGCGTGCGGCGTCTGCGTGGCGAAGGTATCCGCCTACCTGTGCGATTACCCGACGGTAGCGATGGGAGCGCTAGGTAAAACGGGAACGTGTGACAAGCCACTATGCGATGATTGCCGCGTGCCCCAGGAGGATGGTGTGGACTATTGCCCCATGCACGCGCGGGGCGAAGATGAGATCACCCACGCCACCCACTCGGCCCACGTGACGAACGAGAAAGGCCAGGCATATTTGCTATGACTACCCCGGATACCATGTTCGATCTCGTCGTGGCCGCCTTGGCCGCCTGGCGCATCGCCGTCTTCCTGGTGGTCGAGCGGGGCCCCTTCGGCCTCGTGACCCGGCTCCGCGCCCTGGCCGGCGTCGAGCATGACGAGGACGGGGACGCGACCGTATGGCCAACGCGACTCCCCGGCGCCCTTTTCGGGTGCGTGTGGTGCATGACGGCGTGGACAGCGGGGGCGATGTATGGCATCCTAGCGATCAGACCGGAGGTGGTCGTTGGGCTGGCCATATGGGGGCTGGCCTCAGCCATCGACGGGGCGGTCCGGGGAGGACACGAATGAAGACCGATAGCGGCTTCTATCTTGACCTGGGGCTCCGTGGTGGTGTGAGTAGTAAGAACCCGCTGGCCGAACGCCTCGGGCGTTGGCTGCGCCCCAAAGTGGGCCCGGCGCTGTGTGCTTTTGGCAAGCATGAAACGACCTGGTACTGCCAAGGATGGGCAGGTGTAGAGGGCGCCCTAGTTCGGTGGATTTGCTCGCGCACCCACCACTTCCGCCATTGGGGACGCTACAGCGACGGGCCGCGCGGAATCCCTTATCCTGCGCCTACGTGGCGGCAGCAGGAACAGTGGGATGCTACCGGGCGACGGATGCTAGCGGGCCAGGAAGCCGCGATGGTAGCCGCCACGACCCTGGATATTCCGGGCGAGTGCAACGACCGATGGTCGACCAACCGATGTCTCAGTCCGCAGGTCATCGGGGGCCGCACGGGATGCCTGTGATGCAGGGCGTGATAATCGCCCCTTGGCCTAATGGGAGTGGCACATGAAGGGCTTGATGATCTGCGTGCTGGCGACTGCGTGGGTGCTGGGTGTAATCTACGCCATGTCGCGCCGTACGAGCCTAGAGAAGTCAATGATCCCTGGTCGGTACATTGAAATCAATGGCAAGACCGAATTCGTTGAAGCCAGCGCGTTCAACCGGAGGGCATTTGAGTAATGGCACGCGCTAGGACCAAGACCCTCCTCCCACTCGACACATGGGCCGAGATGATGGGCCTCGACCCGCGCCACTTCAACCAGGTGACCACGGCCGCGAAGGCGAACACCCTATGTTCCCAGGTCGTGAAGCAGTACGCCTGGCAGGAATCGGGCCAGGTGGCCCGCGAGGACATCGCCCAGGCCATCGCCGTGGCCGAGCAGATGGTGACTGCCGAATTGGGATACACGCCCCTGCCGGACTGGGTCGTGGACGAGCGTGTCCGAACGATGCCGCCGGGCATACCGAACGTCATCAATGTGGGAATGGCCGACGCCCGCGGCTTCCCAATGCCGGCCACGCTTCGCCGCAAGCACTTCATCACGGGGGGCATTGAGGCCAAGTCGGTGATCGAGGCCGGGGCCGCGGTGGTCTACACGGACGAGGATGGGGACGGCTACGCCGAGACGGCCACCGTGATCGTGGCGACGACGGTGACGGACCCCGACGAGATCGCCGTCTACTTCCCCGGTGAGGCAGCCCGCGATGAATGGGAGGTCCGGCCGCTCAACAATCCCCTCACCCGCCGGCGCTCCGTGGTGATCGCGGGTGGCAACGCCACCATCGTGATGGCCGCCGAGCAGCTAGTCGACCCCGATCTGTGGAACGCGCTCAACCCGGTCGCGGTCGATGGGGATTCGGCGGCCAGCTTCATCACGACGGTCGACGTGTACCGGCATTTCAACGACCCGCAGCAACAGGTGACGTTGATGTGGGCGCCGACCGCGCAGTTCTGCGATTGCGGGACCGCGGGGTGCTTCGTGTGCGCCCATACGGTTCAGACGGGATGCCTCCTGGCACGCGATCAGCGTCGGAGCATTGCCAATTTCAACGCCGCGACGTGGAACGCGACCACCGAGGTCTTCGACGCCGCGACGCCCACGGTGGCGCGGTCGCCCGAGAACCTCCGGGTGTGGTACTACGCCGGCCTCCGCGATCTGGACCACGCCGACGCGCCCAATCACGAGATGGACCCCACGATGGCGCGGCACATCGCCTACCTGTCGCTCATCCACCTACCGCGGCCGGTGTGTACGTGCGACGCGATCAAGACGCTATTCGCGGACAAGCGCACCGATCTGGCCCTCCGTGTCAGCACGACGGCGTCAAGCCAGTCCTACCAGTTGAGCCCCCGCCACCTCAACAACCCGTGGGGGACCCAGCGGGCCGCCATCGACGCCTGGTCCTTCTTCCATCAGGGCGACGCCGTGGTGGGGCAGGCGGTGGCGCTGTGAACAAAAAAGAAATCGCTGTTGAATTCTCCGAATTGGCAGGCCGCTGGCACCGAGAGACCGGCATGTACTCACTGGAGATTCAGAAAACTTCCCACCCAGCTTATCTCAGAATCATCGGTATGGGCCCCAAGGCGGTTCCCTTCATCTTAAAAGACTTGGAGCAGCACGGAGGGTTCTGGTATCAAGCGTTGGAGTCCATCCTTGGGTACTCGCCGGTTCAGATAAATGACCCTGGCAACATACGTCGACTCAAGGCTCAGTGGTTAGCTTGGGGACATCGAGTCCGCCTTCTCTAGCCATCCAATATGACTCTCTCTGGGGGTCACAAAATAATGCTGGAGCAACCCCGGCTCGTTGACCGCGACTACGAAGACCCCGAGGGGTTCTGGTGGCGCGTCCGCGTCCCCGAGGACGCCTTGGACCTATCAATGGGTATCCCGGTGGGGCCGCCCGATCTGACACCCCTTGGTTTACCGCCCGATTTGCAACGCACACTCCACAACCAACTACACGCCAGGGGCCTTTTTACCCACCGCGACCTCCGGGGCCGCATGATCGAAATCAGGGCCGCCCTCCAGGCCACGTACAAGACCGACGCCCAGGCAGTGACGGCCCTCTACGTTTGAGGTAGAATGGGGCAGCCACCACCGAATCCCAAGGAGGGCACATCGCCATGGTTAACGCCGACCTACAACAGTCTTCATTTAGCCGCGTCTGGATGCAGCCCTTCGGCCCCGGCCCGGAGAACGAGTACCTCTACGAGGGCCTTGCCCGCGCCCAGGGCGTGACCTGGGACCTGGGCGACATTTCGCCCATCCACATCCCGGACCCCGAGCGGTACGGGACGTTCCAAGTCGTGGGGCAAACCCGTGGCGACGAGGGCCTTCCGCAGACGACCTTCCAGTTCCGCTATCCCGCGGACGCCGCCTCAATCCTGGAGCGCATCATACGGCTCCGCTGCCCGACCGACTTTCAGGTTCACATGGGCGAGTGCCAGAACCCGCAGAGTTTCCAATTCGGTTGGAAGAAGATACTCGTCTTCCACGAGGCCGGCGCGCGGTCCTATAGCACCGACGAGTTGGGGGCGTTGTCGCCGGACCAAACCGCGTTGGTCAACGAACAGGTCGACATATCGGCCCAGTTGTTGTTCCACATCTACCGTATGCAGTACGAGGAGCAGGCCGAGGCCGAAGTGGTCAACGAGGTGATCGACGCGCTGATCTGCGATATTGCCGCGTGCGGCGAGTGCGGCATCACGAGCCGCGGGTGCGACGTGGCCCTGTTCCTCACGAAGACGATAGGTGGTTCACCCGGCTTGCCCGCCGAGATCGTGTTCACGCAGGACGGCGGCCTCACCTATGGGCAAACCAACATCACCACCCTGGCCGCCAACGAGGACCCCAACGCGTTTGCCTGCGTGGGTGGCAACGTGGTCGTCGTCTCCGAGGATAGCGACAGCCTCCACTGGGCTCCCCTGGCGGATATCCTGCTAGGTACGGAGGTGTGGACGGAGGTAACCACCGGTTTCGTCGCCACCAACGGGCCGTTGGCAATCTACAGCGCGGGCCCACGCCATACGTGGATAGTGGGCGAGAACGGCTACATCTACTTCGCCACCGACCCCACCGCGGGCGTGATCGTTCAGGACGCGGGCATTGCCACCGCCCAAGACCTGAATGAGGTACATGCCTACGACATCAATCATGTGGTCGCCGTGGGGAACCTGAACGCCGTCGTGGTGACCGACAATGGGGGTGACACTTGGAACGCCGTCACCGGCCCCAACGTGGGCGTTGACCTCGGGGTCGTGTGGATGAAGACCGAGACAGAGTGGTGGATTGGCGACGCCGGTGGCCAGCTATGGTTCACATTGAACGAGGCTACCGCGTGGACCGAGAAGACCTTCGCGGGTAGTGGCGCCGGCATCGTCAGGGATATCAAGTTCGCCAACGACGTGGTCGGCTATATGTCGCATGACACCGCGACCCCGACGGGCCGCATCTTCCGCACCATCGACGGAGGGAACACGTGGTATCTGGCGCCGGAGGACAACACGGCCCTGCCGGCCGCGGACACGTGGAACGCCCTCGCTGTTTGCGATGAGGGGCCCGACAGTCCCAATGTGGTCTACGCGGGCGGCTTGGCCGACGATGGCGCCGACGGCATAATCACGAAGGGCGCAGGGCCGAGTTAGCGGCATCCCCAGGCAAGGAGGCATGCGGGTGTCAACCAGGACAGAGGACAACCCGAACCAGTTTGAGCTATCGAACGGCATCAGGATAACCCTTCGCGACGCATCACCGATGCTGATGGTGGCCATGCGAAAGCAGGCGGACGCGTCCGAGCCCACGCCACCGATGATAACCCGGTCGGACCGTGACGGCCGGGAGGAGCCCAACGAGGACGACCCGACATACAAGGCGGCGAGGGCCAAATGGGCGTTAGAACTGGGCAGCAGGGCGTTGAACATCCTAGCGGCCGCCTGCGTGACCGTCGACCACGTTCCCGATGGCATCGCCCTGCATGACAGCGACGATTGGGCGGCCCTGCTCACGGACGTCTACGGCATCGAGGTGGAGGCGAATCCCACACGCCGGATGGTCCAATGGCTCTTTCTCCAAACCACCTCGGGCGATCTTGAGCTCCTTGGCCCGACATTGCTGGCCAGGGCCGGGGCCGAGGAGGTGGCGGTCCAGGAAGTCCTGGATAGCTTTCGAAGTGACGGTGGGGGGACAACCGATTCAGGGCGTCCGACCGACGGAGGCCGTGGCGACCGGGATACACTACAAACCCCTGTTCCCGGGAATCGTGCCGAGCGCCGAAGAACGCGCCGCGGCTAGATTCGGCCTCTACACCTGGACCGAGTGGATGGCGTTGCCGATGCCGGATCGTGTCGCCGGCATCGCGTGGCACCGCTTGAACCAACTCATCGAACTCCACCAGGGTGATGCTGTGTCCCGTGAAATGAAGAAGCACCAGCCGCGACCTCGCGGTGGTCGTCGGGGCCCGGCTCGATGACGCTCGAACGCATGGGCGTCGAGGTAGTCGTCCAGGGCATAGGGCGATTCGTCGGCGACATGGGGCGTTACAACAACGCCATCACCAGGGCCAACGCGTCCACGGCGCAATTCGCGCAGGGCGTGGGTCAGGCGGGGCGTGCGCTGACCGCTATGGCAGCGCCCCTGATCGGGCTCGGGTTCCTGTCCGCACGGGCCGCCATTTCGTTTGAGACTGCCTTCATCGGGGTGCAGAAGACCGTTGACGCCACTGAGGCCCAATTTGCGGAGTTGTCCGAGGGCATCCGCACGTTGGCCCAGGAGATACCGACCGCGGCCGAGGAGTTGGCCGGATTGGGCGAGGCGGCCGGCCAGCTAGGCATCGAAATCGAGAACATCCAGGAGTTTACCCGGGTAATGGCCGCCCTGGGCGTGACCACCAACCTCGCGGCCCGGGACGCGGCAACGCAGTTGGCGCGGTTGGTGAACATCACCGGCCTGGGCCAGGACCAGTTCGACCGCCTGGGCGCCACCATCGTCGACCTGGGCAACAACCTCGCCACCACCGAGTCTGAGATCGTCACCTTCGCTCTCCGTATAGCCTCCGCGGGCCAAATCGCCGGCCTGACCGACGCGCAAATACTGAGCATCGGGGCCGCGATGTCCGCCCTTGGTATCAGGGCCGAAGCGGGCGGCACCGCGGTTCAGCGTGTTCTGCTCGAAATGGTCCAGGCGGTCGCCACGACGAGCGCGGAGCTTGATATCTTTGCTCAAACGGCCGGCTTGTCGGCGGCCGAGTTCGCCGAGGTGTTCGAGCGTGACGCCGGCGAGGCGTTCCGCCGGTTCGTTGAGGGGCTCGGCCGGAGTGGCGATGATGCCTTCGTCATCCTCGAAGACCTCGGGCTGGCGGACCAGCGCCTCTTGCGGTCGTTCCTCGCACTGTCCGGGGCCGGCGATCTGCTCGCCACCAGCATGGACCTTGGGACCGAGGCCTTTGCCGCCAACACGGCCCTGGTCGAGGAGGCGGAGAAACGCTACGCCAGCGCGGCGAGCCAGATAAGCATTGCCCGTAATCGTTTCAACGAGCTGCTCATCACCGTGGGCGACGCCGTGGTGCCTGCGTTCCTCGCGCTCCTCGCGGTGATGGCGCCGGTCCTACGCTTCCTGGCCCGCATGGCCGAACGGTTCCCCGTATTGACGGCGGTCGTGATCGGGTTGGCGCTGGCGGTCGGCGGCCTCGGCGTGGTCCTCATCGGGTTGAGTTTCATCCTGCCCGGGCTGGCCGTGCTGTTCTTCCTGTTCAGCGGTAGCGTGACCGCGGCGGCCGTGGCCGGCTTCCTCCTGAGTGTCGCCTTCTCGCCCATAACGTTGGTCGTCCTGGGCATCGCCGCGGTATTAGTCGCCGGCATCGTGATCTGGCGGCGGTACGAGGCCGGCGTGCGACGGGTCATCGACGTACTGCGCCTGTTCCTCCAGATGCTAAATCCGATCACGGCCGCGTTGACGCTCCTCGAGACGTTCACCGGAATCGACGTGCCCGGCATCCGCGGATTCGCCGCGGGTGGCGTTCAGCGCGCGCCCGGGACGGCCGTCGTTGGCGAACGGGGACCCGAGTTGGTGTCGCTCCCTGCAGGGGCCCAGGTGAGCCCGATGGGCGCGTCGCGGTCGACCACATTCAACGTTACGGCCAACTACACGCGGCAGCAGGACCCGCAGTCAATCCGCCTGGACCTCGAGGCCATCACGATGAGGATGAGGGCCTAGCCGAAATGGTCGATATAATCCTAGCGCCCGACTGCAACGTCAACGCCTACAACAGCCAAAGCGACCAGATCCACACCGTCTGGCGTGACCACCTGGTGGGTTACCAGGTGTACTTGGACGACACGGTGGGCCCCATCCTGCGCTACAGGAAGACCATCGACGGGGGGCTTACGTGGAGCCCACCGATCAGCATTAGCACGCTAGCCATAGAGCCTGGAGAAGCGCATGCGGTCTACTACTCCCGCACGACTCCGGGCATCACCGACCGGATCATCCATATCACGTGGACCCAAGGACTCACCTGGGTCTACCGCAGTCTGACCATTGACACTGACACCCTCGGCGCAGTCCGCACGATCATGGCTCCAGGGAGTGCGCAGGCCCTCCATGTTGATATCGGAGAGGCCCGCAATGGCGACCTGTGGGCGGGGATAAACTCCAACGACGCCAATGTGCGCAACTTTACCCGTCGGTCAGTAGACGGCGGGGCCACATGGGGTGACCCAGGCGCCAACTTCGTGGAGCCGGAGACTGGCCAAGATGACTTCTTCATCATGCCAGCATCGAACACGGGCGACGATGCCGACATGTGGATAGCCTACTTCGACGACGGTGCCAACCAACTAAGCCTGAAGTTCTGGGACGCCACCGCCGGCACGTTCACGGAGGCGATCATCACGGCGACCAACTGGTCTGGGCAGGAGGGCGCCGTCTCCGTTCGACACAGCGATGGCCATCTATTCATCCCTGAACATGAGGCATCTGCGGGCGCGCACGATTTCCGATTCTGGGAGGTCGTGGACGCCACCACGTTCATTGCTCGGGTCAACATTCTCACCGCCGTGACGGGGCCTCGCAGGGCGGCCATCACCATCGATCAGAAC